ATTACTATCAATGATCCAAGTCTTGCCCTCTTGCTCATCAAAACTCCTTTGTTCATCAAGCAGTTGCTTGTATGTCTCTGGGTATAGGTGCGCTAGGCGCACGAGTGCCTTGTCTCTTGCCCTTCTGTAATTGCGGTAGTGAATAGATTGTTTCCCGCTTACCTGCTTACTCTCCATTGATCTTGTCCTCCCACACTATAAGTACATAGACTATCACCATTATCACCGCTATCCCTAACCAGTAACTCATAAGCTCGCTGCCCTTACTATCTCGGTGATGTCTATGGTCTGCCCTACTAGGTGAGCGTCCTCTTCATCACTATCCCAGGCACTTACCAGCACGCGACTGCCACTAGGTGCAAGGCTAAGCCACTGGATACAGTGCTCAGCATTAGCTCCGCCCCACTCGTTCTCTCCCTCTGGCGTGACTACTTCATAGAATAGGATCAGCTCAGACTTACGCGGGTGTATGGTGTAGATGTTACTCACTTGTAGCTCTCCCTTCCTTGTGTAGTGAACAGTAGTTATGACCTGCGTGATACCAAAAGTATCCGGTATCAGCATCTTCCCAACCGCAATAGTGACACTTATAGTTACTCACTATCGTCCTCCAATTCTTTTAGGTATCTCTCAATGGCTTCTGCCTTGTGGTACTCAGCGTCATAATCAAAATTATTCTTGGCTATCTCTAACGCTTCGATAAGTAGTTCATTAGTTATCACTCTTGTCCTCCTCCTCGAACCCGAATAGCTGAGTCAGGGCAGAGTTAGCCCTGCGTAGGTTAGCGATAGCTCTTGCTATCTCCTCTTGCTGAAGGTCTATCTCAGCTTGATTAAGGCATAGGTCTACCTTAGCCTCTAAGTATTCTCTATTCATTCTCGTCCCCTTTCGGACAGTCTGCGTATGGGTTATCTTGTCCTTCATTATCTTCGCATAGGCAGAAACTAAAGTGCTCTACCTGCGTGGCGTGAGTTAGCTCTGCCAACTCTGACCAACTTAGATCTTTACTCATTACCCTCTCCCTCATTAGTGGGTAGTACTCTACCCTTGAATTGACTTTCGATTACCTTGATGTCGTCCTCTCCCACGAAGATAACATCCCAATTCCAACTCTTAGGATCTCCGTCATAGGTTTCTATCTCTAGTGTTACTAGCCACTTATCTTTCATACGATTACTCCGTAGCAGTTCCCGCATATAGCACGGCCCTCTCCCACAAACCAATTCTCGGCAATATCATTGCAATCATCGCAGCTAATCGTGTCGCCTAGCCCTTTAGTGTATTCGTACATCACTCTTCCCCTCCACACTCACAATAGTGACCGTCCGTGTAGCAGACATATAGCCCGCTAAAGTGTGTACGGTAACCGTAGCTGCGGTATCCCTCGTTATCTTGCACATAGTATCTCCCGTGCATATCTTGCTTAGCGCCAGCTAGCTCGCGCTCTCTCTCTAAAGTAGTCATTACTTAACCTCCACTAATAGTGTGTCACTATCGCGCAAGATAGCTTGATCGCTGCCTAATAATTCTCTAGCTGCACTCTCGCTCTCGCTCTCTATCTCATAAGTATTCATTACATTAAATGTGTAAGTACTCATTACATAACCCTTTCGTTAGCTATCCTACTAATTTAGTAAGATAGTACCGGACTCTACCGGATAGGTAGAGCACGATACTACACTACTAAATCGTACGCATAGGCATAAGCAAGGCCCGCCACTCTACTTTAGTAATCGGTAGGTGAATGATGATAGGCGTACGCTCACCCGTAAACTCTACGCGTACCGCGTTACCCTTGCCAGCTATCTTCGCATAGTCAGCGAATAGGGCCGGGTTAAACGCGATCCCGCCTAGCTGCTCTCTCTCACTCTTATTCAATAGGTCATCGAAAGTCTTAGGATAGCTAGCATCTAATAGCTGCACGGTAATCGAACTACCGGTAACGCTCACGGTAAGTAGGTCACCGATACGATTAAGCGTTACTTTAGACACCTTGTTAGACTTAGCTAACTCTATGACACGCTTAACATCAGCGAGAGAGATTAGGCTAGGCGATAACTGCCCGTGCTCTACCTCTATCTTCCCCTCTATTAAGCGGTATCTATCGGTGGCACGGGCCACGAGATAGCCCGCTCCCTCTCCCTCTAGCTGCACACTATTGAGCGCGTATAGGCTCTTATCCTTGCTGCTATGCGTACTCGCTCCCTCTAGTAGCTCCACTAGTGAGCTATTCTCTAGCTCTACGGTCTCGGTTTGGATCTTGCTCTCGTTTACTGTAGTCATTGCTTAACCCTTTACTACTAACTAGCCGGCTAGGTACCGGCCCGCTCTCTCTCACTGTCTAAGCGAAAGAGAGCGAGTCACCTACCTAGTGAAAGCAGCTCGCCATCGTCCCGATACAGTAGCCCGTTCCCGTCCACCATAGGCGCGAGCTTATCCATACGATAAGAGCGAGCAGCGCGAGAGCTGCTGGGGTATAGATTAGGACGATGCGCCCTCTCCTAGTAAGTCTCACGGTATTCTCTCCATTCCCGGGCTAAATCTAGCCCGTCTAGGTTATCTTCACGAACATATTGATTATGGATAAACATAGAGAATTTAACCTTATCCTCTTCGTCTAATTTAGGCGCGTAGGCGTGCACTAATCGGCTTATGTCTGCCATAGTCGTCATCATTACTCTAGGCCCTCCACTACAGAGCGAGCATACTCATAAGCTGGCTCTCCCTCGGCTACCGGCAAGGTAGCGGTATCGAACCAATCGCTAAAGCGATAGGTAACGCTTATGATGTCGCCGTCCTTGTGCTTAATCTCTAGGTAAGAGCTAGGCCCGCCGTAGCTTAGACAGACACTCGTAAGAGTGTAGCTATCAATAGAGAGAGCTGGGTCATTAAAGTAATCATCGTAATTAGGGTTATCCATCATCACCGTTAGCTCTTCGTTAAGAGACTTTAGAGAGTCTGCAATTCTACCCGCGCAGCTCTTAGCGTGCTGCGCCTCTTGAAACTCTTTGAACTGTTCTATGCCGGTCTTAGTGCAATTAGGGCAGAACATAGCGTCGCCAACATAATCGCAATTAGTGCACTTATTAAGCGTGTTTTCTTTCATTTTTTAACCCTTATCCGTAGAGCTTGTTAGGTAAGTGATTAGCTCCACGGGATAAAGCTACACGACTCTCCCCTATAGTACAACTCTTAGTGGTCATAGTTTTTGGTGTCTGGTCATAAGATCCCATTGACTGGTCATAGTGTGCCAGCTACAACATCGTTTACATTTAACGCGGTTATGTCTAGGATCTAAACCCTAAAGAATTACAGAGAGAGACAGAGCAAGGCTATCGGCTAGAGCTGCAAGGGTAGAGCTGCAAGGGTAAGCGGTTAGTTAATAGCTGCAAGGGTTAAGGGTTAGGGGTAGCCGAGGCGGTAGTCAGCCCCACAGTTTTTTCTAGAAAGTTATCCACAGCTTTATCCACAGGTCAGACCGGTCAGGGCAAACACGCTCAGACGGTCAGACCAGTCACCCCCCTATGCTTAATCTGGCAGGCGGGGGCAGTGTACTCCCCAACAAAAAATATTTGCTAAAGTGAAAGCTGGATCTAGTCTCTGACCTGCGGTTTTATATACTGTGATGAAGGTCACATCTGTAAAACGGGAAATGCGTTAAATTTCCTGCCTTATATATAGTAAGGGGTTTTAATAGGAAAAGCCCTGAGCAGAAGGCGGTTGGCCTCTAGCGAGGCCCCTAGGCCGAGTTCAGTCTTACCCCTCAGTTCGCTGTAGCTCCTTCGGGCGTTAAGCCCGACCTGCCCAGTACTTTTAGTGGGGATAGGTCTATCTACTGGTAGATGAAACCTTCCTCGCCTAGTATAAAGAAGATCCGATTCCGGCCCGTCCCCAATAAATTTTAGGAGATCACGTGGCTGACAATAGTGCCGACATCGCCAAGAGAATCATCCTTGGCTGTGTAGCAGAGGGTATGACCATCGAGCAGGCTTGTGCCTCCGCTGGCAAATCCATTAAGACTTACGAGTACTACCGACGTACCGATAAGGTTTTTACAGACAAGGTTGACCGAACACGGCTAGGCCTGAAGGACAAGTCCTTTGCAGCAGGTGATGTCCACGACTTAACCTTTGCCGAGTTCCGCGAAAAGTTCCTACACTCTAAGACCTTTCCACACCAGCAAAATCTGGTAGATATGATTGAAGGCCGCGAACCTGGTTGGCTACACCCTTCTATGAAGTATGAGCCAGGGCTAGCTGCAAACCGTATTCTTTTGAACATCCCGCCCAACCACGCCAAGTCCATTACGATCACGGTTGACTATGTAACTTGGCAGGTAGTACGTAACCCCAACTTTAGAGTTTTGATTGTTTCCCAGACCCAGCAGTTAGCTGCCGACTTTCTCTACGCCATCAAGCAACGCCTGACTCATCCGATGTATGAATCACTCCAACAGGCTTACGCTGCTGGCGTAGGGTTTAACTCTAAGTCAGCTTCGTGGCAGGCAACCCGCGTCACCTTTGGTTCCGAGCTACGTGAGTCTAGTGAAAAAGATCCAAACATCGAAGCCATTGGTATCGGTGGTCAGATCTACGGTAAGCGTGCAGATATGATTATCGTAGATGACGCTGTTACCTTAAAGAACGCCAACGAGTTTGAAAAGCAGATTCGCTGGTTGACCCAGGACGTACGCTCTCGTTTGAACCCTACGGGTAAACTTGTAGTTATTGGTACGCGTGTTTCAGCTATGGACCTATACCGCGAGCTACGTAACGAAGACCGCTACCCAGGTGGACTGGTCCCGTGGAAGTACTTGGCTATGCCAGCACTTTTAACCACGCACGAAGACCCTGAGAAATGGGAAACTCTGTGGCCAGCTAGTGATGCTCCCTTCGATGGTCAGATGGAATCTGACAAGAACGAAGACGGCCTCTACCCTAGATGGAATGGTCGCAACCTTTACAATGAACGCCAAGCTATGGATGCAAGTACCTGGGCTTTGGTCTATCAACAACAAGATATCTCAGATGATGCCATCTTTGATCCGGTATGTGTGCGAGGTTCTATAGATGGTATGCGTAAAGCAGGTCGCTTGGTTCCTGGTAACCCAGGCCATCCGCGTGATGTTAACGGCTTTTCTTTTATTTGTGGTCTTGATCCCGCTATGGTTGGTGATACAGCCGTCGTTTGTTACGCTGTTGATCGGGTTACACATAAACGCTATATCGTTGATGCTATTAAGATCACTAGGCCAACGCCTGCTGCGATACGCCAACTAATTTTTGATTGGACTTCCCTGTACTCACCCAGTGAGTGGATAGTAGAAAAGAATGCTTTTCAATCATTCCTTACGCAAGATGAGGGCATCCGCCAAAACCTTGCCTCACGGGGTGTGCTACTGCGAGAACACCATACTGGAACCAACAAGTGGGACTCCGGTTTCGGTGTTGCTTCTATGTCCACCTTGTTCGGAACGAAACAACACGACGGAAAGCACCACCGCGACAACCTTATTCATTTACCTAGTGACCAAACTGAAAATGTCAAAGCTCTTATCGAGCAATTGATTACGTGGTCACCTACTACCAAAGGCAAGACCGATATGGTGATGGCCTTGTGGTTCTGTGAGATCAGAGCACGCGAGATGCTCAACCACGGACTCCACCAAAAGCACCATATGAAAAACCCATTCCTGTCTCGATACGAGGTAGGCAAGCGAACAGTTATCAACATAGATGAATTGCTCGCCGAGAAAGATCGTACATTCATCTAATAAGGAGATAATACAAAATGGCAACAAAGAAAGTAGCAAAGTCTGCAGACGCAGCTCGCAAGGGCGCAATGACTGCAACAGTGGTTAAGAAAGTATCACCAAATGTAAAGATTATTAAGGCTGGCTCAAAGCCATTAACACAAAGCCTAACTGAAAAGCGAGCAATAATGGAGAAGGCTAAAAGCAAGACTCCTGCTGCTCGCGCAAAAACTAAACTTGATGCAAAAAATGCAAAATTTGCAGAAAAGATTTTTGTAAGAGATTTACGACGAGGCATTGTGAGTGCTGCAGTTAATGACGCACTTAAAGCGGCTGGATATGACAGTTCAAAAAGATATGCCCCTGATGCTAAACCTGCAACTCCTGAACAAATTAAAGCAGGAAACAAAGCGCGTAATGCTGCAGAGGCAAAATTTAAGGCAGAACGTGCAGCAGCCACTAAGCGTAAAGCAGAAACAAAGGCAGCAGATAATCCCAAGCGCGGTCAGTCAAATAAAGGTGGCAAAGCAATTCGTGGCGGAGTACGCAGTGGCAATGGTCGCGTTAGTGGTATTCGCAGCGGCGGCGGCGGTCTTGGTGGTGGCTTCGGTATGGGCAGTGGCGGCGGTAGCGGTCGCAGTAACGTGAACCGCTAATGGCAAATATGAAGAAGCCTGCGCCTAAGAGACTTACAGGTCCTCGCGCACCATCAACTAAAAAGAGCGTCAGAGTTCCAGCGGTTAAAAAAAGTAATCAGCCACCTACTCCAAGGAGATTGCTACCTAGAAATCCTAATGCATCACCTAGCCCAAGGAGACTGTTGGCTAACACTGCACTTGCAGCATCTGCTCCAAAGAGAGTGGCAACTGCAGCAAAG